AGATTGGAGGAATCAACATTGATGATTACCACCAAGACGGCCTAAATGCTCTGGTTGGCCCTGTTACAGATGCATGGATTACTGAAGAAAAACAAGTATTCGTCGATTTAAGGGTCAGAAAACAATGGGAAGACACTATTCGTGACCTTGTGGACTCTGGAACACAACTTGGAGGCAGTATCACTGGTGCGGCCACTAAAGTTTTACCTGGCATTTCTAAAGGCGTCAGACAAATAGATGGAGTTCGATTATTTAAAGCAGCCTTAACTGATATTCCCGCCGCTTGGGAAACAAGAGGAACAGCACAACCAATAGAAAAAAAATGTCCAGGCAATATCTGTTCTCAGATAATTAAATCCTTAGAAATAAAAAAAGGAGCAAATAACATGGCTAAAACAGAATCCAACTCCTACGAAGACATCTCTCGAAGAGTCGAAACAGCAATAAATGACAAATACACTGCCCCAGACCGATATTCAAGTTATTGGGTTAGATTAACATTCCAGGATTCAGTTATTGCTGAAAACTGGGATGAAAATAAAACCTATGAAATACCTTACAATATCGGTATTGATGGTGAAGTAACCTTGGGAGATCCCATAGAAGTTGAAGAACAATACGTAGCAAAGAAAATGGAGGTATTTGGGTTAACTAAGAACTCCATTCGAAAAAAACCGGAAAACGATATTATGACTAAAAAAACCGAGAATATACCAGAAGGAATAGATGAAGGATTCATCGATAAAGTAAAAGGCCTGGGTGATGAAGGAAAGCAGTTCATTAAGAGTCTTCTTGGAATAGAAGAACCCAGTGAACCTACTGAGCCTAAAGAACCTGGAGGCAATGATGATGGAGAGATTGATATGAATAAAACCATTAACACCGATGATATTGTTAAAAATATTCCTAATATAACACAAGAAGCTGTTGAAAAGGCTACTGAGCCTTTAGTGAAAAGAATTGAAACCTTAGAAGGTGCGGTTCAATCTGGTGAGGCTAAAACCCTTGAAAAAACTAAAACAGATTTACTCACTAAATCCTTGGAGTTACATAAAAAGATTTCTCCAGATATGACTCCTGAAGAGGAGGCTGATGTGGTTAAATCCATTAAAGAAGATTTGGAAACTGAGAATGGAGTAGTATTGGTTGAAAGGGATATTCAGACCATGACTAAAACCCTGGACACTATTGCTGATGGTGATAAACCATTTACTCTTGAGAAAGGGGCTGAAAGTTCTCCATCCAAAGATGCTGAAAAAGTCGATGAATTAAGGAAAAAGATAGCAAACAGAGGAGTTGAATAAAAAATGCCATTACAACCATTTAACGGTCATGAAATAAGTGAAGAACTAACCGCTGGTGCTGATTTAGATTATTACATTGTAGTTAAAAGACATGCCACCGATAAAACTAAAGTCATCCCCGGATCTTCAGGTGCTAAAGCCATTGCTGTAGTGATACCATCTGAAGAATCTATGATGTCTGATGGTGACGGTGGAATGATTAAAAGAAGAAAGTGGAAACAAGGAGAACATCCTACTCTCTATGATTCTGGAACTGTCTATGTTAAATTAGGCGGTGAAGTTGCAGAGGATGCTGTGGTGGTGCCTGGTCCTAATGGTACTGTAGTTGCAGAATCTGCTCCTAGTTTCTCAACTGACCCCACTAAAGCAGAATTAGATGTGGCTTTTGCTAATCAGAAACTAAGGATTGGAGAAGTTAAAAAAGCAGGGATAAGTGGGGATATTGTACCACTAAGACTATACTAAAGATTTCTAATTTATTTTTTGAGGTGAAATTAAAATGACATTACCTGATGCAATAATTAATTACTACGATAGTAAAGTGTTACAGGCCTTTAACGACAACCTAGTCGGTGTAGATGTAATCTACAAAGGAGATAATCTACCTCCAGGAACTGGAACTGTAACCAGACAAGAAGTTAAGAGACCTACTACTAAAGCCAAACGTGGTTACAGAGTACGGACTGTTCCTCGTGAAACTGGTGAAAGAGATCAGAAGACTGTAACTGTAGTTGAACACGCGCACGGTTTTGATTTACACCGTAAAGAACTACAAGCCTATGAAAGACAAGGCACAAGTGCCCTAAACGGTGCAGATGCCAGTAACTCAGGCCGGATAGTAGCAGAATCATTAGATGATATAATATTTAATGGTGATACCAACGCTGGAGTAAAAGGAATCTTCGCTGATGCTGGAAAAACTCCTTACGCAGTAGCTGGTGGTTATGAATGGAATAAACCGGTAACCCGTAACCCCGCAGATAACTTCATTGATGCTCTGGAACAATTCGAATCAGATGGCCTATACACTGCACGTAAATTAGTCTTAAGTCCAAGTGCATACAGATTAGCCTATAAAAAAGATAACAGTGGAGGCCGGTACATAGATGATATCGCCGCACAATTACCGGGTGGAATGAATTCTATTGTTAAAACTCCACGTATTGGTCGAGCAAACGGTTTAATCTGTGACTTCGGAGAAGAAATTGCTGAACGAAACGTTGAAGAAGATATCAACACCAGAGACTTCGCTGAAACCAGAGACTCCATGTTCCCATTCAATGTGGAAACATACCAAGCCACAGATCTCCATAAACTGGATGCTTTCATGCAATTAAATAACTTGGTTGATTTAACTCCTTAAATCCAATATTTAGGGAGTCCAAAAATTATTTTTTTAAATGGGTGATAATCTATGACTAAAAATAAAGATAAGGCTGGAACTGGAGCAGATATAGTGGACCAGGATATTGAATCTCAGGAGGCGGAGGTTCAAGATGAAAAACTGGCCATTAATTCTGCTTCAGAAATCAATCTGGCTAAATTATCTGACCAAGAATTAGCAGACATGCAACAACAGATCGAGGCCCAAAAGGTTGATAATCATTTAGATGCTGAAAAACAAAAGATTAAGGATATTAAATGTCTTAGTTGTGGGAAAATATTAGACATTAACCCAGATGATTATCTCAAAGAGGGTAATATTCCTGAGCTGATAGAATGTCCTAAATGTGAGATGCTATGCACTGTATTGATTGCATATAATGATGATCCAAGCATTACTGAATCAATTATCACTGTAAATTCTCAAGGTTATGCTTGGGAGACTCAAGCACCAAGCCTATGGACTGATAAACATGTCAAGAGATGGGCTCAGGATGAATCAGATAAAATGGATGTTAATCAAAGCACTTTAAGCTTGGAAGGCCAGAAACTATTCCAATGCCTAAGATTGACTATGAAGAAACAGAAACTGATTAAATAATTGTCAGGGGGAGTCCATATATGAACAAAGTGTTAAAATCAACACCTAAACCCACTATTGTCACTTTAGGTGTTGAACCTACTCCTTTACCTGAAAATCCTCTACCTAATCGGATTGGCCTAATAATTACTAACAACTCATCAGTTAATTTGTTACTCACTGATAATGAGGATACAGATTCTTTCCCAATTTATCCTAAAGAAACTATTCATTTTAATGCTCCAGACACGGTTATTATTTATGCAAAAGTCGAAACTGGGACAGCAGAAATTTCTATTTTAGAATTACAATAATTTTAGGATTGTGATTTTATTATGGATATTTTTGAGAATGTCTTTGAGGAGGCTTTATCTCTTCGGGGTAAGACTGTCACGATTAAACACCGTACACCAGTCTTAGATGAAAATAATGAGCCCGTGCAAGATAATAATCATTATCCAGTCTATGAAACCACTGAGGTACAATTAGACTGTACATTATCTTGGAAGAACTCGGTAGAAAAAACAGATCAGGGCTATACTAAGTCCAAAGTAAAAGATGTTCTGGGTAAATTTCGGAAAAGAGACATCCAATATCTCAACCCTAAAAATGAGATTATTTATACAGCTCCATCAGGGAGAATAAGCAAATTCACGATTAGTGATGTTATTGAAAGAGAAGGCCATATAGAAGTGAGCCTAACCTAATTGGAGACCCTGTCCCTTATGCCAGCAATTAATTATATTGGAGCCATGGACAATGCCACCTCGGAACTAATAAATCTGATCAAAACCCGAGACACATTAATTGGATCATGGGATTTCTATCCTACCGAAGCCATGATAAACCTTGACCCAGACAACAACACAGACATTCCAGCCACACCTCCACCATTTACCTCTGTTCACTTGGAACATAGAACGAAACAAAAAAATGCAGGTAGCACTGGTGGAGACAGAGTAAATTTCAAAGCAGATGGTCGGATAATCACTTTCATCCCACCAGTCGGTGACCTTTCCATGCCCTCCTTGAATACTATAGGGGAGAGAATAGATCATATTTTTTTAAAAGCAGATCTCGTAGATGAATTCGAAACCATAAACAGTTATGAGTTTAGTGATGCTTATCAAAGGCCCTATATGATCCTACATAAAGGCCAGAGAAAGAAGGTTGCTGATACAGTAACCATTGAATGCGAGATAGAATATGAGGCAATCGTATGAGTAAAACAAGATTTAAATATATAGGAGAACCTGGCCAGATCGATTTTGATCTGATTGTCGGAGGAATATTGCCTGAAGAAGACTTGGTTCCTGGTCAAGAAGTAGAAATCGAGGACGATGCTAAGTTAGCAGACGATACTCTTGCTGTTCCTAGAATGAAGATGAATGGCCTCTGGGAGGAAATCCCTAGAAAGAGAGGCCGGGCTAGGCAAGAAGCAGTTGAACAACCAGTAGAAGATAAGGAGAAATAAATCATGCCAGAAAATGATCAAACTCCATCACTTACACTCCATTACTTGGGATTCGCAATCAAACCTGAGGAAATAGAAGGACCTGTAGGACCGACAGTTTATCCAAGATACAAAGATTATGATCCCGGTACTAAGATTGACACTTCTGAGGATGAGGGCCACACTGGAACTGATACTCTTGTGTTGAGTAATGACAGGGATAGCGCAGAATGTAATCCTTCTTTCGAGGATAAGATTAGATTTAAAGAGGGATTCGAGGACTGGCTTTATTTATTGGCTGGTTCTTATGATGAACCTGTTCCAGCAATTGTTGGAGCTACCATTGCAAAGAGATATAAGTTTTATCTGGATGCATTGAACCCTATTACTCAGTTACCCAGGGCTACTATTTTCCAGGGTTATAATTGGGAGAGTGCTAAGGCTGAGATGTATGATAATGTTGTACTGAATAGTATGAAATTTACATTGGATAGGGGTGAAGCTCCTAAATTCGAGATCGACACCGTTTCTGATTATGCTAAGTACAACCAGAATGAACCCACCAGAGTATTCGCCACAACCGATTACAAACTAAAAGGTAGTCAAGGGAAAATCTATATGGGGGATGTCGGGGACAGTATTGCCAGCATGAAAGCAGCAGGTGCATTGGATTATACCAAATGTGGCCTGGAACTTAAAAACAACGTGGAGGCCAGTGATTCTGGTGAATTTGGTAAACCTAAAAAGGATAAGAAACCTTTCGATGGGAAACTCGATATCACTGCAGATTATGGCCTAAGGCTCATGAACCTGGAAGCAGAGTATGCAACCGGTAGTGAATCCGGAACCGATGTCACTGAAGAATCCTTATTTAAACAGTTCTACATCGAGTATATTGGTAAAAAGATCGAAACCGTCGCTGGAGCACCTGCAACTGATGTGTTCGCATCTATGGCAGTCTTACTTCCAAAAGTGGATTTAACCGATGTCAGCAGTCCTCGCAGTGGTAGTGATGCTAAAACCGTTAAAATAGAGGGTAGTATCTTGAATAACGGCCTAACCAATCCTTATGAATTTGATGTCGTCAGCCCATTATCTGCCCTGCACTTCGGTACAGATTTACCATAAAAATAATTTCCCTATTTTTTTATTTTATTTTTTGAGGATTAACTTTTTTCATTAATTAAAAACTCAGGAGAGTGTGATTACTTTGGATGAATTATCAAAATTAACTATAAATTTCTGTGGAAAAGAAAGACATTTTAAAAGATGCCCGAGCAGTCAATTAACCAAATACACCGAGGCTATAGAAGAACTCCAAATGAGTGTCCAGAATAAAGGTCAAGAGGCAAGAGAAAAAGAGATCGAAGCAGATAACTTGGATGCCCAGGCTCAACTTAAAAAAGATGATGATGAAAAACTTGATTTGCTTGAAAGAGCGAACCAATGCCGGGCAGATGCTAAGGCCATAAGAGATGAAGTGATGGATTCTGCTAAAGAACAAGAGAAAGAGATGCAAAAACGATATGCTGAGCTTTGCTGTCAGTTACTGGAGCCTTTAACTGTAGAGGAATTCATGGAAAACTTTGATTCCCGGGATATGGCCCTTGTCCAAGGCATGGGGATCATTTATGATATGTACATGAGTGATTTCCCAGAGGTTAAAATTAAGAATAAAATAGGGCAAATGATTGAGGCTCATGCTGATTTAAGATTAAAACGTACCTTTCAGATTGGATAGTGATCTGGAAGAGGATGATAATGCTTATTATGTCCCATTGAGTAGAATAATGGAGAAGATTCTCCTTCACCATTATTATCTCTTGACTAAGCGAGAGGCTTGGAATGGGACTGATAAGGAATTCGATGAGTTGGATACTTATCGTTTATATACCTTGCTCCGGTGGGAGCAGAAAGCAATGAAAAAAGAGGACGAGGAGCTTGCTGAGCTTGAAGCTCAGAATAATGGTGGTGGTAAGGTGAAGAATAAGAGTAGTCGTTATGTTCCAGATGATCCTAATATGGTTGATGTTTATAATCGGTTAACCAATCGTGAAGAGGATGATTAAGTAAAAATAAAAAGTTGTGGTTATTATGGGTTCTGGATTAAGATTAAACTCTGAACCATTCAGAAAAGACTTACAAAAAATAAACAAAAGCTCCAGAATAATGTCTGTCCAAGAAATGGCAGACGCAGGTCATATAATCAAAGAACACACCTACCTAAAAGTACCATTCGATGAAGGATACCTGGTAGAAGGATTCGGCCAACGACTCAGAACCAAATCAGGAGCCTTCTATGAACTAAATGTTTACTTCTCAGCAGAAGCAAACCCATTCACAGATTACGATTATGCATATATCCAAGAAATAATGCCTTACAACCACCCTAAACGTGGAGAACAATTCTACCTTGGAAAAGGTATGAAAAAAGCAGAAAGAGATATCTGGAACAACTTGAATATGAAGTTTGAAAAAGTCTTAATGACTGGAGCCTATTGGTAAATAATGTGCAAAATAATTTCCTAATACTTAATTCCAATTATCCTCCATGACACCACAAGCCTTCTTGGAGATAAGATCATAAATATCCTGAACTGTGGCCTTAGTAACTACCCGATGGGCTTTTAATTGAATAGTAGATCCATTAGTTAACCTGAGCGTAATCCTTCTGCCATTATGATCTGTGGAAACAATTTCATCCCATGGAACTCGAAGATGCGAACCATCAGGGGCTGATTCATGAATTTGTAAACCTTCATCATGGAGTGTGACCCTCTTATGTTTGAGAGGTTTATCATTACCCCTAGCCACCTTAAATGTAGCATTATCAATTAAATCTAAACGGAACTCTTGGCTGGCTGTAGATTCGGGGATGGCTTGGGATTCCAAAGAGGCATCAATGATTTTGTCAATTTCTTCAATTGACTTAATTTTTCCTATTTTTATATCTTGTTTAAGGGATGTCCTTAGAGATAAACTAAAGAGATTAGCTTTTTGTTTCTTTCGAGGAGAAAACATTCCAGCTTGAAAAACTTGTCTCACTTCTTTACTGGCTCCCATGAGAGTGGAGCCCAATCTTGATTCCACGTGTTTTTCTAAGTCATTAGTATTCATGAATAATAATTATGTAAGTCTTATTATATTGCTTTTTTTATTTTTTTTCATTACTTTGAGTTGTAGAATAAATTACCACATTAATTTTGGGAGTAAACTATGGCCTATGGAAGAAAAATTGAGGGATTCCTGACCCTTGATATAACAGATTTTACTCGAAAGATGAGTATGGTTGATACTCACCTTTCCAGTTCCACTCGGAACTTCGGATCGTTCAACACGGCTATGGGAGACACAACAGCCAAAGCAGGAAGTGCTGGGTCTGCTGTGGACAAAATTGGTCAAAATGCTAGTAACGCCGGTACATCAATGGGTCGAGCAGGGCAAACCGGTACTCAGATGGGAAACGATATCAGCCGAGGAGCTAATGTCGGAGCCACATCACTAAATAAAGTAAGTACTAATGCCCGGGGAGTATCTGATAGTCTTGATGGCATTACCATGGCCATGGGTGGAGTTGTTGCTGGTTTTGGTGCCATGCAAATGGTCGAAATGGCCTGGACAGGAAGTACCCAAGCACAATTCAATAAGGCCTACTTGGCCACCAAGATGACAGATACTGCAGCTCAAGGATATATTAAAACAATCCAGGACACAGTAAACGTGGTTCCAGGGGACGACACCTTCTTGAACCAATTACTAACTGGAGCAGTAGCCCGACAAACCAATTTAACCACGGCTCAGATTACCAGTCTGGCGTATGCTACTGCTGATTATACCACAGTATCTCAAGCCATGGGTAAAAGTCAGATTGAGACCCAGATGGATTTAAAAGAATATGTCCAGACCGGAAACACCAGTCAATTGGAAAGGGACAGTATCCTTAAAAACCAGATGGGTACTTTGGAAGACCAGGCCACGGTTAGTGACCGGATCCTTGCATTGAATAAGGCCCTGCAAGCAGAGGGATATGCTGGGTTGAGTAAGTTAGATATTGCCTCGATTAAATGGGAAGAATTGAAAGGAAAAGTCCAAGCTGTGGCAACTAGTCTGGGCACGGACCTTCTGCCTACAGTTCAAGGCGTTATTGAATGGTTTATTGGCCTTGATACTGCGACAGGTGGATGGTCAACTAAATTAATATTCCTGGGTGCTGGTGTTATCGCTGTAGGTGCTGCATTTGGAATGCTTCTCATGGTCTTGGCACCATTAGCAGGTATTCTTGGACCTATTGCTCTTGGATTCATTAATATGATTCTGCCAATGATAGGAGTACAGGCCACAGCCATCTCAGCATCTGGAGGATTTATGGTATTGGCAGGGGCTGTTTGGACAGCTATCGCACCATTTCTTCCTTTTATTGCAATAGGAGTGGCTCTTGGAGGAGTCATATATCTCCTAGGTCAGCACTTCGGTTGGTGGACAGATCTGGGAAGTATGGCTGGAACTATTTGGAATGGTCTGGTAGGAGTTTTAACTGGTTTATGGAATGTAATGATTGGATTCATGTCATGGGTGGGAGGAGTCGCCACTAATGTATGGGATGCCCTTACCTCCTCTTTCTATGATAGTGAAGGTAACTTCGTGGGCCTTATTCAAGGTTTCCAAAATCTGGGTGGGCTTATATGGGCGGCTGTTCAACCAGGACTTTATGCCCTACCTGGCCAGATATGGGGATTCCTAACAGTATTGCCCGGGATGATTTATACTGCTTTAACTACCTCTCAGCAAGGATCATTTGATATTGCTGGGATGATCGTGGGCTGGTTTGGTAGTGTTGATTGGATGGGAGTTATCCAATCCCTTATTGGAGGATTGGTAGCTATCAATCCAGTAACTATAATCACCAGATTACTATTTGGGGATAAAGTTGCAGATCAGGCCAGTGCATTCGCAGTGGAAGCAATCATGGGATTTTTAACCACTTTGGGAAGCCTATTAACAGGGCTTTATAATACTCTGGCACCAATTGCCGGAGGCATTGTTAGTGCATTACAACCCATAATCTGCATAATTCTTGGATGCAGTCCAGGTATTGTTCCTGCACTACAATTATTATATTCGGGGTTCACGAGTATATTCAGATCTATTTGGAACTTCCTAAGCCCAGTGGCCAATATGATTATTAATGGTCTGCGGGGAATATGGGGTGCTCTCAGTCAAGGAGACATCATGGGAGTTTTCATGGCAGGGTTTTCTACTTTGGGCAATATAGGATCATATATTATTGGATTTATAAGTTCAGTTGATTGGAATGGTATATTCCTGACAATATTCTCCACAATTGCTGGATTTGCATCCCAATACAACCCTGCAACTTGGATAGCCACCCTCTTATTCGGGCCAGATGCAGGAGCACAAGTAACAACCACTCTGTTTAGTACTTTGATGAATATTGGGACTATGTTTGTGACTGGTCTTCAAGTGGTCTGGTCTGGACTAATGGGAATGGTAACATTTGTACAGGGAATCTGGAATTCTCTAATATTAGCCACCCAATTTGCCTGGGGATTACTCCAAATTTATATTTTGAATCCTGCCCGGGCCATCTGGACTACCATCCAGTTTATCTGGAACAGTATATGGACAACGATTAATACTGTCTGGACCAGGCTTCAGTTCGGAGCAATCTCCACATTCAACACTATTAAGAATGCGATTCTGAACCCATTCAATACAGTAAAATCGATACTTAATACTGTCTGGAATGGGCTTAAATCTGGTTGGAATACTCTCGTGAGCACTTTTGGTTCCGGTGCGACCAGACTTAAAAACCTAGTCATGTCCCCAATCAAAACAGTTTATAATGGATTGGTGGATCTGTGGAACCTGGTAACAGGAAGTAAAACTCCACATATGGCTGGTGGAGCAGGTCCGTCCACAGGAATAGTAGGAAATGCTGGTCCCTCAGGTTTTTCAGGACCATCTTCTATTCCTCAACGAAAAGCTGGTAGATCTAAAGGACTGTGGGCAGGGTTCACTGATACTGTCAGAGACCATATTAACCTTACAGCAAATTATAATGGTCTTCGTGGACGATTTGCAGGGCCTAACACCAGTGCTGGTCTAGGGGATGGTCCTAAAAATAAGGAATGTAATCCAAATGAGCCATGCTATGCAGGAGGCTGGGGAGATGTTGGTAATTGGAGTTCTAAAATTAAGTCTGTTCTGACTAGCTGGCCTACTAAAGCCACAATTGGTGGCATAAAAGTCACTCAGGACCTTATGAACTCTATCATGAATGGTGGAGGTAAATTAGCCATATTTGAGACGGTAGCAAACAAAATTTTCAGTGGAATTAACTATGAATATTACTACAATAATAGATATACTGATGCCCAAGTGTTATCTGGCCATAAAGCTAACTGTTGGGATTCTGCAGAGCTATTAATGAATTTAGGGGCCAGATTAAACTTACCAGTCTCTATGGGCCATGGTACCTGGGGACGGGATGGTCATGTATGGGCGATAATCGCAGGTAAGGTGTTCGACGGGGCTGCTAAAACACTTGGTTATGGTTGGAAGTCTCCAAAAGTTAAGGGTTACAGTGCAGGACCTCGTCCTAGTGCTGGACAATCTAATGAACAATTAACTGAGATTCATAACCATTTTGATATGAGAGGTGTTCAAATTCATGGTATAGATGATCTTGAAAAGCAAATGGAAAAAGCAGCTAATAAGATATTTACTAAGAGGATAAACAGTAATGGAGCTAATGGGAATTAAATGAGAAAATATAATTATTAGAATAACCTAATATTTGTTTAGGAGACTTATTTCATGCCAGTATCTGTTAATTGCCAATATTGTGGAAAAGAATTCACTACTTATCCTTCAAGAATTAAGAATGGATTGGGTAAGTTTTGTAGCAAAAATTGTGCAGATAACAGTAGGAAAACTAGGGTTACACGTGAATGTATTACTTGTGGTGAAAAATTCACTACAAAACCATCTAAATTAAAAAAAGGAGAAGGTAAGTATTGTAGTCCTAGATGTTTCTATAAAAACCAAAAAGGGAAAAATTTTATCACTAAAACTTGTAAATCGTGTGGAATCAAGTTTAAATCTCCAGAATGGAGTAGTGCTAAATACTGTAGCAAAAATTGTGCTGATGAAAGTAGAAAAACTAGGGTTACGAGAAAATGTTCTGTTTGTGGTAAAGAATTCGAAGCTCATGTTTCTAAATTGAAACAAGGACATGGAAAGTTTTGCAGTCGCAAATGCTCGTATAAAAGTCGAATTAAACCAAAAACTATTTTAAAAAAATGTGCTTATTGTAATAATGAATTTTATGCTAATATTCACGAGATAAAAAGAGGTGGGGGAAAGTTTTGCAGCAGATCTTGTGGTGCAAAAGCAAGATCATCAGTGCCCTCTGAAAAAGAATGTGCTTATTGTGGTAAACTATTCTCACCTAAAGTTAATCGAGACAAATTTTGCAGCCCCGAATGTGGGATTGAAAGCAGAAAAACAAGTGTAAAAAGAACTTGTCCAATTTGTAATGAAAAATTTGAAGCTAAGCCTTCTTCAATAAAAAACGGAAGAGGAACTTATTGTAGTAGGTCTTGTTCTAATAAAGCTCGTCCTAAAAAACCTCAAACAATGATTAAGAAATGTGAATTTTGTGGTGAAGAATTTGAGGCTAGAATAAGCGAAGTTAAGAGAGGATGGGGTAAATATTGCAGTTTAATATGTTCTAGTAGTGATTTTACTGGAGAAAATCATCCTTTTTGGAAAGGAGGTGTTTCTTTCGAGCCTTACTGTCCTAAATTTAATAATGATTTTAAAGAACGTGTTCGTGATTTTTGGGAGCGTAAATGTGGTATTTGTGGTAAATCTGAAGATGCAAATGGTAAAAAATTATCTGTACACCATGTAAATTATGAAAAAATGGCTTGTTGTGAGGATGTGGCCCCATTATTCATAACAGCTTGTACTCCATGTCATGCAAGCACTAATCATAGGCGAGATCAATGGGAATATACTTTAACTGATTATATTATGATATGGTTTGATGGAAGGTCGTTTAAAAAATTAGATTGAATTTTTAATTTATTTTTATTATTTTTTAGATTTTATTTAGTTATTCTTATAAAAATCAGTGTTTTATTTTCATGACATTTCAATTCAATATTTTAGATCCTACATAACGAACTAAAACATTGAAAAATCTTTGATTTAAAGGCTTTTGTTACAATAATTAGAGGAGTGAATTACTATGGTAGAAATTGATTATACTTTTAAAGTACCAAAACACAACACCTTGAAATTAGGAAAAATCTTTGATCTGGACACGATCTCAACAGATACATATAAACTAATTATATTGTCCAGTATCACCGGCTTGGTCTTAAACAATCTGGATAAATTCGACACAGCCATGGAGGCTTTTGAATCGAATCCTGCAAATTATGAAAGGACTACGGTGGGATTACAATTAACTGAAACCACTAATGGGTACCGGATTGAGGTGGCAGGTGCCACTGCAACTATACCAATCGTGGACGCTACTATCGCAGGAGTACTCATAATCAAAGAAAGCACCGGAGATATTCTTTGTGCTGATTTAACCCCAGTATTGACTAACCAAACCAGTGACATGACCCTTTTATTTAAATCTGCATTATGGGAAATCGGCGAACAGGTTTGCACTGGATAAAGGGAGTAAATTAAATGGCAAGTACAGGATATAAAGCTCCTTCCTCAGCTAAGCAATTCACAGACCATATATCTGGGACAGTTTATCCCTATGAGGATATAGGGAATGTGAAGGCTTGTGACGGTTCTAGGGCTACTGTTGATTCCTCTGGAGGGACAACCTCCAGTAAATCAGCAACAGATATTGTGGTGTACGGTTTTGGGAATAATATTAAACAGAATGCCAGAATCGATGGGATAACTGTTAAGATAAACCGTCAGAAAGCAGTTTATGCTGGTGAGATAAGAGATACAATAGTCAGGCTCCGTGAGGGAGACACCTCCGTCCGGGGAGTAATGGGAAACAATTATGCGAAGACAACTACTAATTGGCCTGAAAAAAGCACAGGATCTGCTGTTTATGGTAGTTCCAGTGATAAGTGGGGAGTTACTCTTACCCCGGCCCGAGTAAATAGTTCTGCCTTTGGATTGTTGATGCGATGTCAGGGAATTAATAGTGAATGGACAATCCCCTCTGTGGATTGTATGCACCTGGCAGTGGAATTTACTGATCCGACTTATTCATTATCTGCTCCAAGTTCTGGAGATGTTTTTTTAGGTGGATTTTTCAATTGGGTATTGACCCTGAGAAACACTAATAGTGTGCATCAAGGTTATGCGATCCCTGTATCATTGGCCTTGCCTTCTGGATGTACTCTGGTAGAGCAATCTGGGAGTAATGGTTCTTATAATGCCAGCACCGGGAAGTGGAATGCTGTTTTGGCCAATGGTTCTGCTACTATTACTTTAAAATTACAAGCCAATACTGTGGGTAATAAAACGGCTCAGGCCAGTGTTGATGGTTTTAGTACTTCTTTGATTACTCCGTTCGCAGTGATTAATCCTCAGCCAGAGTACACTATTGCGATGGCGAGTAATGATTCTGTTGAATTATTAGAAGATCAGGAAGTCACTATCTCAGTAAATGTTGAGGTTTACGATTTGGATACAGTATCCATGAGTCTGCCTCTGCCTTCAGGATTGTCCTTGATAAGCACAAGTATTGTTTCATCTACCAACATTAAGAACCTGGGCTATACTAATGAAACCTTAAGTTTTAATCTCGCCAGCCTATCTTCTTATTCTGGTAGTTTCATATTCAAATTAGTGCTTAATCCTTGGGGAATGGGTTCTAAAACATTAACCATTTTAGAATCTAACACCGGAACCACCACCAGTGACACATTCACAGTGGTGAGAACAACCAGCATAGATGCTTATGGTCAGCGAACCCAGATTAAAACCCAGACCATGAGGAATGCTGTGGCCTACCCCGACGTAGTTAAAGCATTCGCAGGAGGAGTAAAACATAATATAATCAGTACATGTAAGGCCACATCAGAGATCATTAAAGGTTTCATCGGCCCGGTGCAATTAGACAGGCCACATTCTGCAAAGAACCTTAAAAACACTACACAAAATGATGTGATTGAGGAGATCTACAAAAACCGAGGTAACCTGGGTAAGAAAGGAAATTATAGTGAAGATATCCCCTTGGTGATCCGGTTACCTCCAGAAGACGCTGTGACTATGCAAGGCCTGGTGGAGTTAGATGAACCAATTCCACTAAATACTTGTGTAAAATGTAAAGACGCTGACCCATTAAACCACCGAGGTTATGCTGAGATTCATAAATGTGTGATTACCAAAGTGAACAGCGGCCTTATGGAATGCGACATCGGAGTTAAGTATCTAACCAGGAACCTTAATCCTCCAATTTACATTAAAAGACTATCCCAGATAAATAAATATAATCTGAAACCATTATATCCAATGGAGTTGATGAACACCAGCATGTCCCTTTTAGAATACTTTGATATTGGCCTGGAAAATACCACCTTGAACACCAATACAGCAACCATCACTGGCCTGGGCAGTTTCAAATTAAAGAGCAAGGATATTGTTTCCACACCAGCCACCATCGAGTACACTTGGAGCAGTTCCACAATCCTGGGAGTGGAACGGATCATCCGAATCCTGGATGAAACAGATAATATTCTCATGGAATATATCGTCGACGGAGACGTTAATGGAGAATATGCCACCCTGACTGTCTTCAAAGACAGTGGAGCTCATGTCACTAATGAGGATATTGACCTCGGTAGCAGCACCTTTTCAACAGTTACACATCTGACCATTAATGATAATGTGGTTAGTATTCTTGAGGAAGGGGCCAGTGGGGTTGAGTTATTCATGGATGGAATAATCCTTGATGATGGAAATTATCAACTAGAAACTGAGATCAGACACAAGACCAGCACCACATCAGTCACTACTGTGGACTTTAATATAGATGAAACCCATCTTCTCACCAATGAAAAGGCTTACTATGTGAATCAGGTTGTTTCCTCATTCCCACTCCGAGATAAACTCCTGCAATACACACGGGAAGCCGAGGATGGTGTTCTCTATTATTATCAGCATGATGAAACCATCTCTAAATATTACACTCAACCCTTCAATTTGTATAAGGGAGGAACGAATGTCACCACAATTAATGGTGCATCGCTCCTGAGTAACAGGTATCAGGTTGACCCGATATGCCTCACAAATGGCCATATAAAAATTGTATTTTCTTTTAGGTTAAGAACCATCATTGTTTATTTCTATGACTCCACAACTGAGGAAGGTTGGCAATTCGTGGCCAAGTTCCGATTGGTGAACATGGAAAATACTCATGTAAAGTACCTCAGCCAAGACAAGGCCATTATGGCTTGTGGCAGTACTCTCTGGACGATCTGGAGGGGCCGGTACTGGGTTGATGTTCAGCACCCAGAGGAAGATTTATTCTTACTTGAAGAGAAGGACACTGTTTGGAAAGATAATGGTTCTGGTGTGGGGACTGAGTCAGCGATTGTGGAAGGTGCCGAGATTAGCTTAAACAATCTCTATTACTTATTATTCCATAATTCTACTGAAAACTATGGACTCCAAATAATCCGGCCAGACTACAGCTCCATCTTCGATAAGAAAATCCCAAGAAACTCCAAAACAGTCCTCATGCCTTACAAAAAAGATGATAAGGAATACAATCAACCGGGCCGATTAGCACTTGAATGGTTTAATATGTACGAACAGCGGATCGACATAACTGGAAGATAAAAAAAGGGAGACTTTGGTATGCTAGACCATATTAAAAGAGATTATGATGGCCTGGAAAAATCCAGACCCTACCATTATGTTAAAATGGAAGTAGAATCCTATGATCCGGCCAATATTTATTTTAATTACAAAACCGGGTACACAGGTTCAAATATTCTCCAGAAACGTAACGATGATTGGTACTATTACACTGGGAGCAACCAGGGCCAGGCCTTCACATTAAACACCACACACACCATCATGTTTCCTGGTGATTATCGTGTGGAGGTCTTCTGCCTAACCACCACATATTCTGAGAAAGTGAAATTATCCATTGGTGGCCGACAAATAGGTGCTCCGATTTCTGTTAAAGCCCGGGATACATTCATGCGAAGACTGGATTTTGGTATCCAAAACCTACCCTCCGGGAAGGTGAACTTCTCTTTGAATTGTGGAGGCCATGTTGGAATAATATCAGTTTATCTCCGGAAGGTCAGAATCACCTCCGGTGACACCGAGAACAACGGACTTCTGGTAATTAAAGATGCCAAGGGAGTGGTGGGGAATAGTAAACAGGCCGACACATTAGAAGTTAATTTGCAGAACATTGACCGTGTCTGGGCCGATGACGGTTTCAAAGAACCTGGCAATAAAACAGGCATCATATTCGAGTACCGAGACCCTGTGAACTTCTATGCAATAAACACTGATGGAAAACTCCAGCGAGTCTTCGGGGGATACATGAGTACTCCCCTGGTCACTGATGATAAAACTAAGATTAAATTTTCCTGTGCTGGTCGACTAAAAGATGCTGAACTTAGAAGTATTGTAAAACAAATCACCGTCGGTGGAGCAATATCTGAGGTAACCACTTTAACTTATACAGCCCGGGATCTTTATGATGCTCTCTCGTACCTTTGCGAATCTGTGGAAACTCCGATCAATCTGGGTAACATCGATAAAATTGCGAGTAGTATCCCGAATAAAACTGGCCATAATTCGAATTATGCTTCGAAGACGGCTCAAAACAAATTAAGTGTTCAAAATCTGAGTAAGAGCAGTGGTAAAAATTATGTTGTTCTACGGAACGGTGCTAAGAAAGGCTCCACCCAGTACTCTGTTCTTTGGGAGAGTAGTTGGAATAAAAAATCCGAAGCCACTGGGTTTAAGATTACTGATACTCCAGTCTTTTATTTGAAGTATGGTTTAGGCCAAGCCACCACCAAAGTTAAAAAGAAAAAAGTTTACGGTTACGATCAGAGTAAACCATTCTTGGCCTGGATAGAAATCCAATATAGTACCACTCCAACTGGCACAAGAAAGACCGTGAACATTGAATTTTCTGCGAATACTGCCACTAACCGGATTGGGAAGATTACTCCTATCTGGAAGAATGGTGTTACCAGACAGGGCGAAATTGATGTCCTAGAAATCTTAGAAGTCACGGATCCATCTGCGAATTATTATCTGCGTAGGATTGCTTTGAAATATGTCGTGCCTTCTGGAAATGATCTTTATGATTCCAAAACTGAGCATGATTCTTATAAGATGGCCTTATTCGGTGCTGGGTTCAAAGCTGGCGATCCTCTGACGGTTGAAGTTTTACAAACCTCTGGTCAGAAGGTGGCTGATTACATTGATACTTTACAGACCCGGCTCGGCTTTGATATGTATATGATTTATGGACAGGAACGGAGCCAGGATAAACTAATGCTGGTCAAGGAAGAATCCCAAGTCACATTAATAGAATTCAAAGAGGGAATTGGAGGTAATGTCCTGGGAGTGGCTAATATTAATTACACTCCTATAACCAGTTTAAAGAATTCTATTATTAAGGTTTTCAAAACCGGGAGCAATGCTAATAGTTATGTGACTAAAAAAGACGTGGCCTCAATCTTCAGGTTCGGTGAACACCAAGACCTGGAAGTCTTAAACGATGATGTTGGGTCTTACTATGCTGGCTATCTGGCCCGAACAGATGTGGATGAAAAAACCGATGTTCGACCTACCTATACTTTGAATATTGAGGGCTTCCCTGATGTCCATGAAGGACAACTGGTGATTAGCACTCTAGAAAATCAAATCTTAAATGATATGCAACCAATCCTTTCTATTGAATATGAGTACGACACCGATAAAAGACCATCCCTAGAAACAACAGTGGGCCTTGGTGAGATGAACCCCGACCTCCGGGCCAATCTTAACATGGTGGCCCTACGTAAAACCATCGAGAATAAACGGACCGCATTCAGTGGTGGAGCCACTGAGGAAGAACATATTGACTTATTCTAAAATAAAGGGGATTTATAAGATGCAAGCAGATATTAACGCACTAAGAATTGATGTAGATAAGTTACTGAAAAGCAGCGGATTAAGTCCCAGTAGTATTTTAGAAGCTTTAATCAGTGTCGATGGAGCGGGTAGTGGCCTAGATGCAGATAAATTAGATGGCTATGAATCATCCGAATTCCTACTTAATAATGGTTATACTGCATCTGATATTCTCTCTAAATTACTAACTGTTGATGGAGCAGGATGTGGTTTGGATGCAGATAAATTGGATGGTGTTGAATTGAGTACCATATATTCAAAATATGACCCAGTATATTTAGGAGTTAATTATAATCTCAATAATGCAACTACAAATGGGATGTAAGGTATTATTCAAACTGGGGAAACCCTTATTGGAGTGCTTGGAGGAAACAACCTGGAAGTACCGAAATAATAGCAAATTCAGGGCATTATGCTGGTTATGTGGGTTATTCCAATGGATTAGTAATTCAATATGGGGTGGTAACTATAACCCCAGTTGCAAACACTCCGACAAGTGTATGGGTTACTTTCCCTCTTACTTTTGCGGCTAATCCAAATATACAAGTAACAGCAAACACCGCAGCTCCTGGGCAAAATGTGATTGAAGTTTCATTTAATAGTCCATCAACATCCGGAACTAATATAACAATATATAGGAATGCCACAACATCAACATCAGTAGTATGGCTTGCTATTGGCTTTAAAAATTGGTAATGGGGGTTTTTATAATGGAAATCGGGATAAATCTTAATGAAAAAAATCAAGTAATTGTAGTATATGGGGATACTATTAATGGAAACATTAGATTAGAAATAAATGAAGAATTGTGGGATAATATTTTTCATAAAAATGTCCCGTATATTTATGATGGAAATGAGTTAATTAGGGATTATGATAAAGAAAAAGAAAATAAAGCTTTTGAAGTTACTGAGGACTTGAAACAAAAATTAGTTGACACGGATTATGTTGTCACTAAAGCCATGGAATACAAAATAAAAGATGAAACAATTCCAAATGACATTATGAATGTTATTAATCAACGTGAAGAATGG